TGGCTAAGAAAGAATTTGAAGCTAAGTATGGTAAAGAAGAAGAAATCTTGAAAATAGTATTAGAAAGGGTAGAACAATTAAAATGTCGTTCCTCAATAATTTAAGTTTAAAAGATAGAAATAGATTAAGAACTATTGTTAAAAAAGTACATTTAAAAAATTACCCAACACATATGATAACAGACTATGAAGCTGATAAACTTGTAGAAGCTTTTGGTGAAGAAACAATATACAATCTGTTAAAAGCAAATGTTGGTGTAAATGTCGATTAATTTTAAATACAAACCAGAAGGCGATACTCTAAAAAAGTTTATGAAGTCAGAAGACTTCTTTAGAGGACTGCGTGGTCCAGTAGGTTCTGGAAAATCGGTAGCGTGTTGTATTGAAATATTTAGACGAGCTTTATTACAAAAAAAAAATGCAGAAGGTAAAAGAAAATCTAGATGGGCTGTAATTAGAAATACAAATCCACAGCTTAGAACTACAACAATCAAAACATGGTTAGATTGGTTTCCAGAAGATACTTGGGGTAACTTCGCCTGGAGTGTTCCTTATACTCATAGAATCTTAGTTGGTGAACTTGATGTAGAAGTTATCTTTTTAGCTCTTGATAGACCAGAAGATGTTAAGAAATTACTATCATTAGAATTGACTGGCGTTTGGGTTAATGAAGCAAGAGAAATACCCAAATCAATTATAGATGCTTGTACTATGAGGGTAGGAAGATTTCCTAGTATGAGAGAAGGTGGGGCTAGTTGGTATGGAGTTATAGCTGATACCAATGCACCAGAAGAAGATCACTGGTGGCCGATCATGGCAGCAGATGTACCTGTACCAGATCACATCTCTCGAGATGAAGCTTTAATGTTAATCAAACCAGACAACTGGAGTTTTTATACACAACCCCCTGCTTTGCTAGAAAACAAAGGATCTGATGGGTTTATAAAAGGATATGAAGATAACAATAAATCAGAAAATAAAAAAAACCTAACCCCAAAATATTATGAAAATATTATTAGAGGTAAAACAAAAGGATGGATAGATGTTTATGTTTTAAATAAACTAGGATCTATTGAAGAAGGTAAACCTGTATATCACAGCTTCAAAGAAGAATTACACATTACAAAAAATAAAATAGATTTAATACCAGGACAACCAATATGGATTGGAGTTGACTTTGGATTAACTCCTGCTGCTGTTTTTGGTCAAAGAACTACAACAGGTAAATGGAATATTATTAATGAACTTGTTTGTTTTGAAATGGGTGTAATAAGATTCTCAGAATTACTGAGAGGAGAGATTGCAAAATTATATAAAGGATATGAAGTTATGATCTATGGAGATCCTGCTGGAGATTTTAGATCTCAAACAGATGAAAGAACACCATTCCAAATTATGAGAAACTGTGGACTAAAAGCTATACCTGCACCATCTAATGATGTTGCTTTAAGAATAGAAGCTGTTGATTCTACACTTGCAAGATTAGTAGATGGATCACCAGGATTTAATATGAGTACTGATTGTATCAATCTTAAAAAAGGTTTTAATGGTGGTTATCATTATAGAAGACTACAAGTATCTGGAGATAGATATGATGAGAAACCATTAAAGAATAGATACTCTCACGTTCATGATGCTTTACAATATTTAATGATGGGAGCTGGTGAAGGTAGAACAATGATGTCTGGTAAAATACAAACACAGCCAACTGTTGCTAAGAAACAATGGGATGTATTTCAAAAACCAGGTGTAAGCAAAAGGAAAGTATGGGACATATTCAAAAGGAATGGTTAGTATATTTCTACGAAGCAGATGAATATCCTTATCCAGAATGGCTACAGTTTTTAAAAAAAGGTTTTAAACATTGTGGTGCATTAAATTTTGATCCAGAAAAAAATTTATGGATTCATTTAGAATATACACACGCAGGAATAAAACATAGTTTATTAAGTCCAAAAGAACTTGAAGATATGTTATTCTATTTAAAAGACTATGAAGTATTAAGATGTCCAGAAAAAGAACAATGGCAGCTCTTTAGAATTAAAGATATGACCTGCGTTTCTTTTATAATGCGTTTAATAGGATTTTATAAATGGTATATCCTAACTCCTTATCAACTTTATTGTGCGTTGATAAAAGCAGGATATAAGTCATTTAATGAAAAAAGTAAGGATCCAAATGTCAAAAATTAAAAAGAAACAAAAATCTGTACAAGAAATCATTGATGAAATGAGAGATTTACATGATCAAGAAGATGATCTGTTAAGAGAAATGGAAGCTAATATGGGTTCGTTAACTTCTTATGATTTTGATGATATGGATGACGAGGAGTTATAATGGGTTCAATATTTAAACCAAAAGCACCACCACCACCAAAAGCAGATCCTGCAATTGCAGAAGCAAGAAAAGCTGAAGAAGCAAGAGCTGCTGATTTAAAAAAACAACAAGAAACTTATAGTAGTAAAGTTGCTAAAGGAATTATTGGTTCTAGATCATTATTTGGTCAAGCAGGTGGTAGAGGTTTCTTTGGGTAATGGTAGCAAAGGTTTATCAGAATCCTAAAGGTGGACTGAATGCTAGAGGTAGAGCTTTCTTTAAACGTAAAGATGGATCTAACTTAAAAGCACCAGTTAAAAAAGGTAAGAATCCTAGAAGGGTTTCTTTTGCTGCAAGGTTTGCAGGAATGAAAGGACCAATGAAGGATAGTAAAGGCAGACCAACTAGAAAAGCTTTAGCATTAAAAGCTTGGGGCTTTGGTAGTGTGGCTGCAGCAAGAAGTTTTGCAAACAACAATAAGAAAAAAGCTTAATGGCTGTTGCAAAAAAAACTAAACCTGCTTTATGGGCAAGAGCTAAAGCTCAAGCTAAAGCAAAAATGGGGGGCAAACACAGTGCTAGGGCTATGCAACTTGCTACAAAGATTTATAAGAAAGCAGGTGGAGGCTATAGAGGATCTAAGTCTTCATCAAACAAACTTAGTAAATGGGGAAAACAAAAATGGCAAACAAGTAGTGGTAAAAAATCAGAAGGCAAACGAAGATATTTACCTAAGAAAGCTTGGAAAGCTCTTACGGCTAAAGAAAAATCAGCGACTAACTCAGCTAAAGCACGTGGAAATAAAAAAGGAAAACAATTTGTTAAACAACCAAAAAGTATCGCAGCGAAAACTAAGAGATTTAGATGAAGAAATATATAGATAAAATAATTTTAAAAATAAAAATTTATATTGCAAAACTTAAAAACAAATGGAATAAAAAATAATGGATTATACAATAGACGATACACCAGTAGTTAACACATCAGATAAAGCAAATGCTATTTTAGAAAAATACAAAGAAGCTGTATCTGTTAAAGATCATTGGAGAGAAAAGTTTGAAGAAGCTTATGAGTACTGTTTACCTAATAGAGAATCTTTTTATGATGAGTCGCCAGGACAAAGAAGAACTGATAAAATTTTTGATGAAACTGCTGTAGTCGGTGTACAAGAATTTGCATCAAGATTACAATCTGGTATCGTACCTACATTTGCAAGATGGGCAGACTTTCAAGCAGGTGTTGAAATACCAGAAGAACAAAAATCACAAGTTAATTTACAGTTAGATAAAATTACAGAATACGTTTTTGAAGTATTACAAAACTCAAACTTTAATCAAGAAGTACACGAAGCATTTATGGATCTTGCTGTTGGTACTGGATGTATGTTAGTTGAAGAAGGTGATGCTGTTAATCCTGTAAAATTTACAGCTGTACCATTACCTAAAGTATGTTTGTTAAATGGCCCAGATGGAAAAATTGATACAGTATATAGAACTAGAAAAGTAAAACCAGAACACATTAAAGTTTTATATCCTAAAGCTATAATGCCTGAAAATTTTGATTTGCTTCAACAAAAAAAAGAATTAACAATTATAGAAGCTGTATATAAAATTTATCAAGACAATGAAGAAAAATATAAATATTGTGTAGTATTAGATAATCCTAAAGCAGTTATATTTGAAGAAGAATATACTGGAGAAGGATCTAATCCTTATTTAGTATTTAGATGGAATAAAGCGTCTGGTGAAGTTTATGGTAGAGGCCCAGTATTTAATGCAATGGGAGCTATCAAAACTTGCAACTTAACTGTTGAGTTAATATTACAAAATGCACAGATGTCAGTATCTGGAGTTTATACTTATGAAGATGATGGAGTAATTAATCCAGACAACATAGCGTTAGTACCTGGATCTTTAATACCAGTAGCTCCAGGATCAAGAGGATTAAATGCAATTCAATCTGCATCTAACTTTGATGTAGCTCAATTAGTATTAAATGATATGAGGCAGAATATTAAAAAAGCTTTATACATGGAAGCTCTTGGAAGACCAGAAGGAACTCCAATGACAGCAACAGAAGTTTCTGAAAGAATGGCAGATTTATCAAGACAGATAGGTTCTTCTTTTGGAAGACTACAATCTGAATTTATACATCCATTATTAAAAAGAATTATTAGAATATTATCTAAACAAGGTAGAATAGAATTACCTAAAGTTAATGGTAGAGAAGTTAAAATAGGAGCTAGATCACCATTAGCTCAAGCTCAACATATGCAAGATGTTTCTGATGTAAATAGATTTAACGAAATTATTGCAGGTACTTTTGGCCCACAAATGATTAATGTTATTGTTAATCAAAATGAAACTGCTAAGTATCTAGCTGAGAAAATGAATTTGCCTGAAAAACTTATTCGTGATGAAGAAGAACAAAGACAAATAGTACAACAGATTAGTCAGTTACAAACTGCTCCCAAAGAAGGAGAAATACCACAATAATGAGCTGGGATGGACTTAAAGAAAAAAGACCAATTCCTGCAAAATCTATTGATGGTTACGTTAGAAGTGAAGAAGAAGAACGTAATCTTAATAAAACTTTTGCAGGTGTATTCAAGGGTGATGAAGGAAAAAAAATTCTTGAGTATATTAAATCAATTACAACTGAAGCAGTTGCTGGTCCTAATATAGACAGTAATAAATTATTTCATTTAGAAGGAATGAGATTTCTAACAGCTGTAATACAAACAAGAATAAAAAAAGGAGAAAAAGATGGTAGATGATAATGCAACAGCACCAATCGCCACAGAAGCACAAGAGCAAACTGTAAACGATAAACCAGAATTTGTACAAGATAAATTTTGGGATGCTGATAGAAAAGAAGTTAATTTAGAAAATTTAGCTTCAAGTTATAATGCTCTTGAGAAAAAATTAGGCTCAAGAACAGAAGATCTGTCTAAACAAGTTAGACAAGATTTGGAACAAGAAAGACTAGGTAAAACACCAGAAGAATATAAAGTTAATATTCCAGAACTTCCAGAAAATGTAGATGTATCTGTATCAGATGATATGGAAATAGTACAATGGTGGAAAGATACAGCTAAGAAGAATGGCTTATCTCAAGAACAATTTGATGAAGGTGTTAATGCTTTTGTAACAAATGCAATGGCAACTTTACCAGATGTAAATGCTGAAATGGAAAAGTTAGGAGATTCATCTAAAGAAAGAGTTGAAGCTGCTGAGCTGTGGTCGAAGAAGAATTTATCACCAGAAGCTTATAATACTTTTTCAAGTATAGCATCAACAGCTGATGGTGTAAAAGCAATAGAAGAAATCATGAAGATGACTAAAGATAGTCCTATGCCTACAACACCAACACAAGTATCTGTAACTCCAGACTTAGGAGATCTTAAATCTATGATGAATGATCCTAGATATTATGACTCTAGCAAAAGAGATGATAGTTATATTAAACGTGTAACAGAGCTGTATGAAAAAGCATACGAAACAAAAAAGTAAATTTAAGTATAAAAAACTTAAAAAAGATTTGCATTGGCTAGATGCAATTAGTGATACAGGTTGGGTTAATAAATCTGATATGGATGATCATGAACCTGCTAAAGCTGTATCTAGTCAAATGTGGATATACAAAGAAACCAAAACATATATCACATTGTTTGGTACATATTCTTACGATAAAAAAGGTAATTTAGAATTTGGAGAAGTAATTACTATTCCTAAAGTATGGATGTAATTGTGCGTTGTTTAAATATTTAAACAAATCTATTTCTATATCAAGACCTTAAAAATGTTTAATGTTTGCCTTTAATTAGATAACAAACCTGCATTTGTAAGATAATCGGATAATAAACGTAACTTAACAACAAACAAAGGACAATAAAATGGCAACATCAATAACGAATGCCTTTATTACTCAGTTTGAAGCAGAAGTTCACATGGCTTACCAAAGAATGGGTTCTAAGTTAAAGAATCTTGTAAGAACTGTGAATGGCGTTAACGGTAACACTGTTAAGTTTCAGAAAGTAGCAAAAGGATCTGCTAATACTAAAGCAAGACATGCTGAAGTAGTAGCAATGGATCTATCTCACTCTAACGTGAGTGCCACTTTAACTGATTACTATGCAGCTGATTACGTTGACAAGCTAGACGAGTTAAAGGTAAACATTGACGAAAGACAAATAGTTTCACAATCTGCAGCATACGCTTTAGGTAGAAAAACCGACAGTGTATTAACTGGGATTATGAATGGAGCTACGACTCTTGCGAACAACTCATCAGGAACAGGTACTGGAATGAATCTTGGCAAAGCAACAGCTATGATGGAACTTTTCAATACTAATGATCTTCCAGATGATAACCAAAGATACTGGGTAGTAGGACCAAAACAATGGTCTGATCTACTGGCATTAGATCAATTCTCTAGAGTAGAATATGTAGGCGAAGGTGAGCTTCCATATGCTGGAGGAATGACTGCAAAAAGATGGTTAGGATTCTTATGGTTTGTACACAGTGGACTAGAAACTTCTGGTTCTACTGATAGACATACTGTAGCTTTCCACAAATCATCACTGGGCTTAGGAATAGGTTCTGATGTTAAAACTGAAGTGAACTACATACCAGAAAAAGTTTCTCACTTAATTACTTCTATGTTAAGCATAGGTGGTACATTGATTGATGATAATGGTATCAGAGTTCAAAAATGTGCAGAGTAATAGGAGGATAATATGGCTTACTCAACAGACAATCCTGTGAAAAAAATTTCACAGATGGGTCCAAGCAATTCTCTTTGGTATTACACTGATGGAGATGCAATTGGAACAATAGATGACGCAGATTATTTTCTTGCTGATTACGAAAACCTAACTGCTGGTGACATAATTTTTGTTAACAGTGGTGGTTCAAATGGCGTAGTCGACATTTTAATAGTTTCAGCATCATCTTCTAGTACAGTTACAACTGTAATATTAGCATAACGCTAAAATTTGTGTGGGCGAGGAAACTCGCCCTCACTCTTAATTAAGGAATTTATGGCAACATCAAAAGTAGATATATGTGCAAGAGCATTAGTAATGATAGGAGCACAACCTATATCTTCTTTTACAGATGGATCTACAGAAGCTTTAGTTGCTTCAAATGTTTATGAAGATATTTTACAAGCTTCTTTAACAAGACATAGATGGAAGTTTGCTACCAATCAAAAACAATTATCATTATTATCAACAGCTCCAGTAGGAAGATATGAATATGCTTATCAGCTACCTGCTGATCCTGGAGTCTTACAAATTAATACATTAACAGTTAACGATTATATTATTCCTTATACAAGATATAAAAATATGATTTATGTTAATACTTATGGTGCAAATCATAATTTAGTATTAGATTATATTTACAGAGTAGAAGAAGATTATTTTCCAGCTCATTTTAGATTAGCTTTGGAATATGAACTTGCTTCTTTATTTGCAGGTTCAGTTGCTAGAGATGCTGGTATGATAAATCAATTTAAACAAATGTCTGATAGACAATTTTTAATATCTAAAAATATAGATACAGCAGAAGTAACTACAAGAAAATTAGATACTTCTAGATTTATTAATCTAAGAAACTCTACGAGAACTGATGTATAATGGCAAGAACATTAAAAACTGTATTAACCAATTTTTCTTCTGGAGAGCTTAACCCACTACTAGCTACTAGAATAGATACACCTGCTTATACTAATGGTGCTAAGCAATGTAGAAATTTTGCATTATTAGCAGAAGGTGGTTTAATGAGAAGACCAGGTACTTCTTATTTAGCAACATTACCTGCTGAATCTAGATTAATTCCATTTGTATTTTCTGATGATGAAATAGCTATTATAGTTTTATCTAATCAAAGAATGGATGTTTATAATATAAATGGTAGTGCAATAGTTTCTAATTATACAACTAATTGTAATTGGACTACAGCTCAATTGTTTGAATTAAATTTTGCTCAATTTGGTGATACTGTTTTTATTACTCATAGAGATAATGAAACTAGAAAAATATTTAGAGATTCGGCAACTTCATTTACAGTTTCAATATTTGCATTTGATGATGACGATTCAGTAACTGTAAGTGGCGTTAATAAAACAACAAGACCATTTTATAAATACGCAGCTAGTTCAATTAGTGTTAGTTTATCTTCTCATGCAACAGGAACAGGTAGAACTGTAACTGCAAGTGCTGATGCTTTTACAAGTAATCAAGTTGGAGATTATATAGAGATTAATAAAAAGCAAGGTAAGATAACTGGTTTTACTTCTGCTACAGAAGTTACTATAACTATTATTGAAGACATGGTTAATACTGGCCCACACTTTGATTGGGCAGAACAATCTATATCTACTAAAAGAGGATTTCCACAAGCTGTTACTTTTCATAGTAATAGACTTTGGTTAGGTGGTTTAAAGTCTAGACCTGCTGGTATTCTTGCTTCTAGAATATCTGAGTATTTTAATTTTAGTCCTGGATCTGGAGAAGCTGATGAAGCTATTGATTTAGATATTGCAGGTTCAGAAGTTAATGAAGTAAGACACTTATTATCTGGTAAAGACTTACAAGTATTTACAGACGGTGGTGAATATTATATTCCAAGAGCAAATGACAATACTATTACTCCTGGTAATGTGTCAGTATTAAGACAAACACCTTATGGTATTAGTAGAACAGCTCCAGTTATGTTTGATCAAGCAGCAGGATTTATTCAAAAGAATGGTAAAGCTGTAAGAGAATTTGTTTATTCAGATATTGAAGATGGTTATAAATCAACTTCGGTATCAATACTTGCACAACATCTAATTGATAACCCTAAACAAGTAGCTATTATAAAAGGTAACTTTACTAGACCAGAACAATATGCTTTCTTTCTTAATAATGGAACTACATTACCAGGAACAATGGCTATCTTTCATTCTGTAAGAGATGAAAAAATAGCAGGTTGGAGTCTATGGACAACAAAAGAAAATGATTTGTATCAATCAGTAGTTACATTAAATGAATATTTAGTATGTATTGTTAAAAGACAATTAAATGGATCTACAGTATATACACTAGAAAAATTTGGAGATGATGATAGTATTACATTAGATATGCAAACAACATCAACAGTTAGTCAAAGAGGAACACCATTAGTACAAGGTGCTAGTCAATCTGGAGCTGTTGTTAAAATAGATGGATTTTCTTCTGATCCACAAATTAACGAAACATTTACTATTGCAGGTAATGCTACTGAATATACTATTCAAGCTGTTACTAATAATGGTGGTGGATCTTATGATCTTAACTTAGATCAAAACTTAGCAGCAAGTCCAGGAGATAATGCTGTTGTTACAATTGTTAAAGGATATTTTCATTCTGTAAATGGTATTTATACAAATGAATCTGTTAATGCAGTAGAAGGTAATAGCTCATTAGGTGCGTTTACTGTTACTGCTGCAGATACTATTACATTAAATTCGCCAAGAGCAACTGGAGTAAAAATTGGATTTAACTATACACCTATTATTGAAACTATGCCAATAGACAAAGAATTACCAGAAGGACCATTAACTGGTTTACCAAGAAGAATCTCAAGAGCCATCATTGATATTAATTCTGCTTTAGATTTGACTGTAAAAGCTGCAGACACAACCTCTAAATCTTTAGTAGTCCAACAAGTTAACTTCACTGGTGGTTCTGACTTAACACCTGTAACTGAAAAAAAAGAATTTTTCTTTTTAGGTTATAGCAAAAGTCCAACAGTAACATTATCTCAAGATGATCCGTTACCAATTAAAATATTAGGAATGAGTGTGGAGGTAGTTTTTGCATGAGTGCTGATCCTGTAACATTAGCTATTGCTAGTACTGTTGTACAAGCAGTCGGAAGTTATTCACAAATACAAGCTCAAAAAGCAACTAACAAAGCTATTATAAGAGAATATGAAACTGAAAAAAAATACAATCAGTTAAAAGGATTACAAGATTCTAATGATGTATTAGAAGAAGCTAGAAGAAAAAGAAAACAAAACTTAGCTATTGTAGCAGGTTCTGGTTACAGTGATACAAGTAGACATTTTTTATCTACTCAAACTGAGATAGATAGAATTGCAGCAAAAGATGTAAGCAATATTAAAATTAATACATTGCGTGGTGAGTCTAAAATAGAAACACAAATTTATACAACTAAAGTTATGGGTAAAGCTCAAGAGTTTGGAGCTTATGCAAATATAGCTGCATCAGCATTTAAAACAGGATCTTATGCAAAATCATACAAAGCAAGAGGACAATATGATAATTATTATGATCCTCTTGATCCAGGACAAACGGAGTAATTATGGCATTAAAACAAGCAAAAAAACAAGTTGGTTTAAAATCAAGTGTAGCTGATAATATTGGTATTCCAAAATTTCCTACAACAACTATAGCAGCACAAATATCTAAACCTATATCAGAAGCTATAGATTCATTTAGAAAAATTGCAGAAGCAGATGCAGCAACAGATTTTAAAGTTAGTTTTAATGAAAAAAGTAGAGATCATTATATACAATTACAAGAAAAATTTAAATTTGATCCAGATGGAATGAAAAATGCAGTAGATAGTTATTCTAAAAATTTAATAGAATCTACACCTACTGTATATAAAAATTATGTATCTAATATATTAGCACAAAAAAATTTAGCTAATTTAGGTTTTGCTACTAAAAATTATCAAGCTATGAATGATGAAAAAGCTCTTGATGGTTTTCAATCTAGTAGAACAGATAATGAAGATATTATGTCTATGCAATTATCAAACATAGTTGATACAAATGCACCAATAACTAATATTAATAGCTATACTGCTAATACTACATTTAAAAATCTTAATGAAATATATGGTAGTGCAGAAACATCATTAGTATCTACTATGAGATACTCTGGTAATAATTTAAGAAAAGATTTAGAAACTGATCTTAAAAATACAGAAGTATTAAGAATTGTTAGTAGTATGAAAAAATTAGGTAAAGCAAATGCTTTAAAATATATTACTAGTTATGCACAAGGTAATGATCAATTAAAACTTACTACAGATGATTTAGAAAACATACAAGATGTTAAAAATCCTATATTTCAAAAATATGAAAATTATATAGGTAATGAGTTTAATAGAAAAGCTATAGTTAAGAGTGCTATGGATTTATACGAAAACTATAATGGTGATAAAATTAAATCTATGATGGCTTCTAAACAAACATATGATTTAGAAGGATTACAAGAACCTGGACAACCTTTACACATTAGTAATTTTCAAGATGGAGCAAACTCAAATTCAACTGAATATGTAATAAACACATTAGATGGAGTAAGTAAAACACAATTTAATAAAGTTGTAAAAATTACACAAGATAATATTAAAGCTCAAAAAATAGCTAGTGATATGATTGGTGGAACACAAAAAGGTTTTATAGATGAAACACAAAAAGAATTAGTTACATCAGCTTTATTATCTAGATATGGTATTAATAACGAAAATATTACTGATGTATCAAATCGTAATTTAGCAGTAGCTATGGAAGTGTTGTCTAAATATAATATTACTCCAACTGCTGTTATTAAAAAGTTAAATACTAAAATAAATGTAGATTATAATAATGCTGGTATGATTGAAGAATATAAAAATAACTTATCTTTATATAATTTTACAAAAGCAAAATATCCTGGATTAGTTATTGATAATGAATTTATATATGAAGAAGGTAATTTAATAGGAGCTTTATCTATGCAAGATGATGCTACATTAGCTTCTAAATTAAATAGTATTGGTGCAGACATACCAAAAGCTAAAGCTAATAAAATTAAACTTGCAGAACATTTAGGTGTTAATGCAAAAGATACAGTAAATATTTATAAAGATTTAATAAAAGAATTAGATGTAAATACAGATACAAATTGGTTAGTTAAATTTTTTAGTGATGGAAAAAATCCATATGCAGATATATTTAATGCTAAGTCAACAACATTTGGAATTACTACTGCTGGTACATTATTAACAGAACCAGTTAAAGCTAAATGGTTAGAGCATACTATTACTAATTTAAACCACATGAATGGTAGTAAAGAATTTGATATTACTTCTAGTTCTGGAAAACAAATGTTTAGAAATGCAGCAATGTCTGCATTAGATGCAATGAATAAAGAAGGTTATGGTGCAACTAATTTTACAGGTAATAATCAAATAGAAATAAAAAAACATCCTTATGAAAAAGAAATAGGATTTATGGGACAAGGATTTGAAAATAGCATTATAGCTATTGGTAATGAATTAGAAAGTTCATTAAGTGAAATAGAAAAAAGAGAAAGATTTGGAGTTAAAGATGAAGGATTTGGAATACCATTAACAGATATGGTTATTGGTAGAAAAAGTGTTCCTAATAGTATTAGTGATATTATTAAAACAGAAATAGATAATGGTTTTGAAAATACTATGATTGAACCTACAGGTACAATGAATAAGTTTGGTAAACCTAATTATCATTTAAAAATTAATCATAATGGTTACACAATTAATTTAACAGAGGGAAATAAATTTTTTGATCCTACAGGATTTGGTGGAATGCAAGAATTAACTGGTAAGTCTGCATCAAGAAAAGATTTAATTAATACTTTAACAGAAGAAAAATATAATGAGTTTGAAAAAACATTTGGTCATTTACTAGATGGCAATGATGGTTGGCAAGGTTTTTCTAAAAATGTAATTTATAAAACTATTAAAATGGGTATTGAGGCAAGTGATTATAAGTTTTATCCAGATGTACCATTATTAAATGATGTACCTGCTGAAGTAAAACCATTTGCATTTATATTTAAAACATTAGGTATAGATGTAGATTTAAAACCATATTATGCAGAAGGTGCTAAAATTAATAATACTATTAATGACACACTATCTTATGATGCTAGAATAGATGCTAATAGTAAAATCATTCCAAAAGATAAATTAATAGAATCTGTTATGCCTCCACATAAAATGAATTATACAGAACAAAATATGAGTCTTAAATTTAGACAACATGTTTATGATAACTATCAAGATAAATCTTTACCATTAACATTTAGAACTAATAATTATATGGCAGTTATGAAAACTGATTCAGCTTGGGTTGGTGAAATGACTGATGTAGATACAGGTAATCAAGCAGCAGTATTTGCAAGTCCTATAGATTCTATAAGAGCTGGTATGAGAGTAATGATTAA